TTACGAACGTGTCACACGCTGCCAGATATATTGTCCGTTATCATCCTTAAGCTTTCTGATGGCCTTGGCAGTGCTGTCATTTAGTAACCATGTGGCATTTTTTCTATAAGGCTCTCTAAGTGAATGCCAAAGGTCAATCACCTCATCAAAGGTAATGGCATCTGCCACAACACTTGTCACACCAACTTGGGCGGAACCCAGAACTCCCGTTGGCTTATTGGTTCCATTCCCTTTAATAAAAGCTTCCTCTTCAGCTGCACCAATACGTCTGGCAAACTCTGTGGCAATATAGTTTTCAAGATTAAATACACTGTCATTTAAAAGTTCCTCTGAAACCTTGATAATGGTTCCAAGCTTATGGGCACCTAAAATCACCTGGCTAAAGGTATCGTCACTTTCAGTAAAGGCTCCACCCTCTTCAATCCATGAAGCTGTTCCCTTAGAAGAAACTACTGGGATTTGTCTGTCTCCATAGGATGTAGTGATAACCTTAGCAAGGGTTCTCATAATATTGGCATCGTTTAAAGCCTGAATTAAGGTGGCTTCAAACTCATCGGGAACAAGGTAGCCCCCTTCTGAATCCTGACCAATACGAAGGGCATTTTCTGCCCCAAAGCTCCCTTTACTTCTCATGGCATTCCAGAAGGCATTTTTGTACTCCTTTGATCCTTTGCCTTTTCTTTCCGGCTCATCTGGATTCATAGGGTTAGATGCGATAGGGTTACTTGTTGCTCTTGAAAGTTCTAAATCAAGTGCAGCTTGCCTTTCAAGTCTTTCTACTTCTTTTCCAAGGGCCACAACCTCTGCTTCCATCTTTTCATAGACTGCTTCATCCTCTGGTGCAATCAGACCATCTTTTCCACGTTTTTCATCGAGAAATGCCTTCGCATCTTCCCACACCTTAGCTCTTTTTTCACGTAATTCTAAAATTCTATTCATGATCCATTCCTCCTATTTTAAAAGTTCTAGCCTTTTGGCTAAATGTTTGTACTCAGTTCCCTTTTCTGTTGGTTCAATTTCTTTTTCTTCTTTATTCTTCAGTGGCTTTACCCTTTGAAACTTTCCTAAGAAGTTATTGGTTACTGTCACCTTGTCAAAGATAAAGCTTGCTGTAACATTTTCAGAAGCTACCGCCTCTTGGTATAAAACTTCATCACAAAACTTAAGCTCTAAGGCTTTTCCTGCACTCATCCAGGTTTCCCTATCCATCATTTGGGATATCTTGTTTCTAGGTAGCCCCGTTTTGGTTTCATAGGCATTGATAATCCCTTCTTTTACTTCTGAAAGTACCTCGATACCACGCTTCATATCTGACTCTTCTCCCCACACAATTGTGGATGGATTGTGGATCATTAGCATGGCAGTGGGAGACATGTACACCTTATCCCCGGCCATAGCAATAACTGATGCGGCGCTGGCTGCAATGCCATCGATTTTTACAGTGACCTTCCCCTTGTATTCCTTAAGCATGGTATAAATCTGTGATGCCGCAAATACATCGCCACCTGGCGAGTTAATCCAAAGGGTGATATCATCATCTGCTTCTTCTAGCTCTGCTTTAAATTCCCTAGGAGACACTTCATCATCCCACCAGCTTTCTTGGGCGATATAGCCATCGAGATACAGTGTTCTCCCCTCTTCGTTTTTCACCCAGTTCCAAAATTTCATCTAGGCTTTTCCTCCTTCCTCATCATTGTTTACATCCTTCTTCGCATAAGCGCCGATGTCTTCAAGTTTTAGCATATTACCGTTCACAGCATAGACATCACCGTGCTCAATGGTATTTAAATCTTCTAGCTCCCTGACATCGTTAGGGCTTAAGAAGCCATTTTGAATACCAATGCTGTAACCTTCCATTCTTGTCTTGTAGTCTCCACGAAGAAGTCCTTCTACATTGTGCTTTATAAAGTAATCCTTCTTTTCAGAAGGAGATAACAGGGATTTTTTCATGGCCATCTCCCAGCGAGAAAGCCATGGCGTTAATGTGTATTTTACAAACTCTAAACTCTGCTGCTCTATATTAGAAAAACTTGATTTTTCAAGATCCCCAATCATATGAGGTGGAACTCTAAAAATACGGGCGATTTCATTAAGCTGAAACTTTCTCGTCTGTAAAAACTGTGCCTGCTCCGGCGGTATTCCAATCGGCTTAAAGCTCATTCCTTCTTCTAAAACTGCTACCTTATGGGCGTTTCCACTACCGGCATAAACACTATTCCAGCTTTTTCTCACCCTTTCAGGATCCTTTAGGATTCCTGGATGCTCTAACACACCACCGGGATTGGCTCCGTTATTGAAAAAGTTAGCACCATATTCTTCTGTGGCTATGGCCATACCGATAGCATTCTTTGCCATGGCAATAGGCGAGTGACCTAAAAGTCCATCAAAGCCAAGTCCTGGAATGTGTAGTACTTCCCAGTGTTTTAATACATGTTCCTTACCTTCTTTGGAGTAGTTATAGTAAAGCTCTCCCCCTTCACTTCGGTGGACCATCATCTTGTCAGGCATTAGAGGATATAGGGCCATAACTTTTCCCCTACCATCACGAATCACCTGAGCATAGGCATTTCCCCAAAGTAAAAGATGACCCATCAGCGTTTCTCTAAACACAAATGAAGTCATCTCCGGATTAGGCTCATCATGAAGCAAATGATACAGCGGGTGGTCTACAGCTTTTTCCTTCCCCTTATCTGTTTTTTGATAGGTGTGCAGGGGAAGGGATGCAATGGTCTCTGATAAAATCCTTACACAGGCATAGACTGCTGTGGTTTGCATGGCACTTTTTTCATTGACCACTTTTCCACTTGATGTAGGGCCAAAGAAAAACTGATAGGCACTTTGCCACATACTGTTTTTAGGGTCTGCCCTCGACCTAAATAGTTTTGATAATACGGGTATTTTCAAATGTCATTCACTCCCTTCATCATTTCTAACCAAATATAATTAAATCTCTTTCATCATAAACCGAGTCATCTCCTGATGGGTTAAACTGTGCTCTAGCTAGGGCCATAATAAGAGCTACAATACCGTCGATTTTTTCTGAGGATTTCTCCTTATCCACCTTGATGTTTCCAGCTGGGTCTGTCCTGACCACAATATTATCTGCCATCCATCTTAAAACTGGATGACCACCGTGGGCAATTTGACCACTTAGGGTTAGTCTCATTAAGTCCTTTGTCGGTGGAGACATATCCTTAAATCCCTGACCAAAAGGCACTACTGTAAAGCCCATACCTTCTAGGTTTTGACTCATCTGGGTTGCTCCCCATCTGTCATAGACGATTTCCCTGATATTATATTTTTCCCCTAGCCTTTCGATGAACTTTTCAATAAATCCATAGTGGACCACATTACCCTCTGTGAGATTGAGTAGTCCCTGCCTATGCCAAATATCATAAGGCACTGCATCCTTTTTTACCCTTTGATGTAGGGTCTCTTCCGGTAACCAAAAGAACGGAAGTATCTGATATTTATCCTCTTCATCCTCCGGTGGGAAAACTAAAACAAAGGCTGTAATATCTGTGGTAGAAGATAAATCCAGTCCTCCATAACAAACCCTGCCCTTTAGTTCTTCAAGATCCACTGGATAATTACAAAGGTCCCATTTATCCATAGGCATCCACTTGATTTCCTGCTTAAGCCACATGTTTAAACGGAGCTGCTTAAAGAGAGCCAAATCCGCCGGGTCGTCTTTTACTTGGTTATAGTGCTCCCTTACTCTTTCTATTTGAATGGTATGGCCAAGACTAGGATTGGCCTTATACCAGTTGTTTTCATCTGAAATATCTGCATCGTCTTCCAGTCCATATATGATGGATAAGAAAGTAGGATCCACCCTTTTACCATCTAGAATATCCTTTGCCTTTTGGTGCATCTCCCAGCCATAGCCTGAGAGTTTATTTCCAGCAGTTGTGAGATATAAAAAGAGAGGTTGAGTTCTAGCATCTCCTGAACCGGTAGTTAGCATCTTCGCTAGATCCGGATTAGGATAGGTCCAAATCTCATCGAGAATAACGCAGGAAGCATTGATACCGGATTTTGATTTAACATCGGAGCTTAATACTTGATAAAAGCTACCCGTCTTTGGATAGGTGATTCTCTTGGTTGACCTGACAAGATTGGTCACTTTTGATAGGGTCCTATTCCCTTCCACAAAGTTCATACTGGTGTTAAAGATAATACTTGCCTGCTGCCGATCACAGGCAGCGACATACACTTCTGCATTAGGTTCTCCATCGGCACATAACATATAAAGGGCAATGGCGGCGCCGAGTTCACTATTATGAGTTGGCACCATAGATTTTCCAGCTAAATATAATCGTGATTTACTGCTTACCTCAATACATTTCACTGGAATAGATGCTGTGCTTTTAACCGCTGTCACCCTTCTATGATCTATAAAGTTTTCAGCACCTGCTTTTAATCTTTCTTCAATCTCTACTGTAGTAAAAGGTGTTTCAAAGTCCTTTAATTTCCACAAATGCTCTCCATCGGCAATAATACTTTCTCCATCAGAGAATTTTACTTCATAACAAGGCCTGTCATACATAATCTCTGTAGCTCCCAAGACTCTGCAGGTTTTTCCATTCTCATCAAATACTTCATCCCCTACTTTTAAATTTTTCATTGTTGTCCATCCACTTGGAGTTGGTATAGGGGTATCAATAGATAATGCTTTTCCATTTTTCTTGCCTATCTCTACATAAGCGGTACGGTACTGCCTTGTTCCATCTTCTCTTAAGGTTCCAAATAGACGCCTTACCAGATCCTTCTCCCAAGGTAATAATTTAAAAGGCTGACCGGCCCATTTGCCTTTGGTCAGCTTAAGTTGTTCTATAAAATTAATGGCGTGATTTGCATGGGCTTCACTAAATGGCATCTGGGCTCCCTCCTTTTTAGCTTTAGTCATCATCCTTTTTGTTTAAAAGATCCTCTGCCTTTGGCACATTGAAAAGTAAGTCTTCCATGGCATCCCCTTCGATGACATTTCCAGAATTATTAATATTTAGTCTACTTCTGGCTGATGGACTTAGCCCAAGTTCCGAGCAGAAGTTTCGCATCTGTTTTAGATTTTGCTGGGCAATGGATACCTGGGGAATCTGCTGAATATAACCTGAAGCCGTCTTTAAAATGGATCCATGCTTTGATATAAACTCCTCGGCTTCTTTCCATCTGGCATAGGCCTGACAATACCCAGCAAAGGCTGCCATATCTACTTGAGTCAGTAGCCCCATGGATTCCAGTTCCTTTGATAATCTTCTCCATTCCTTTTTAGCATCTGGCTCCAGCCATGACGGGCATTTTGGCGCTCCTTGTTTAGGCTTTGGTTCGTTTTTATTCAGCGGTCTTTTTCCAGGATTACCTTCTAGCTCTTTTATTGCTGTTGGTTTTGGTGGCCTACCTCTACCTGCCATAACTTTCACCCCCTTCATTTTCTCCAAAGAAAAAAGACCCGGAGGTCTTCATTCATCTATTAGCGTTTGTTTATATTATTTTCCACGGATACCTTTATAATTGAAGTTCCCTTTCTTTATTTCTTCATGATCTGCTTCTACAGCTTTTTTGTATTCAGGGTCCTTGGTTTCTTTATCCTTACAGCTCATACAAAGTACGTCTTCACTAAACATGGACATAATCCGTCCACCTTTAAGACTTCCCTTGCACCGATCACAATGTTTCTGACTAAAAAATTTATCCATTTTCACCCTCCTACTCTACATCCACATATTCCATCAGTATTGCTAGGGCTTCATCGTAGCTTTTGGCTTCAGTTTTAATCCGCCTAGTCATCTCTTTTGCCTTTTCAGATTGCCCTGCTTTTTTAAGGGCTCTTGTAGCAATCCCCATGAGATTAAAAATGTTACCATCTTCCCCTATCAGTCTACATTTGGGTTTCATCTAAAACACCTGCCTTTCTAAAAGCTCCACTTCCCTCTAAATGTTTTAGAAGGGTCTTTCTGGTTTCCTTAAACTCCGGCCCGTTCATCCCAATTCGAATAAGCCAGGTTCTAAGGGCGTACTTTGGATTGTCATTTTGGGCCTGCTTAAAGGATGCTCGGTTCAGGGTTTTAGCATATTCTGCTATAAGGGCCACTAAGTCTTTAAAGGCGGATATTCTCTCATCACTTAGCTCTGATCCGTAAAGGTAACAGCTGAAGGTTTCTTCTTCAAAGTCAACCTGAAACCCTGGGCATCTTTCAGCACCTAGCCTTTGAGTGGCCTTTTTAAGTCCCTCTAAATCTAAGGCTTCTTCTTTATTTAAATCCTCTGCAAAATCCTCATCCATAAATGATTCATCAGTCTCAAAGGCCATCATTATTAATTGCTGCTTGCTGTAAAACATGTTAATAATGTTCTTAAGGCTTGTAGCTGTATGGTCTTCTATGGGAAGCTTTACTTCTACACCCTCTAGTTCCTGAAGATTTGGAGCTGTTGCTTCATTAACCCCTTCTTCCCATACATTAGGTTCTTCCCTTGCATTAGCTTCTTCTAGATTTTCAGTAGATTCTTCCACTATAGGCCCGTTTAAAATTTCATCCATGGTAATGATCTCACCATCTGCTTTTGTAATGGTTCCATGTCTATCGATTGTGTATACTTCTGTATTTGTCCTAATCTCATAATTGAAAGTTGGAACGCTCAAGTATTTAGGCTTAACCCCAAAGTGCTCACCTAGTCTTTTGATCATCTCTTTTCGATCCATGTTCATACCTCCCTTAGTATTTGGTACTTACATTAACGCTCTATACACAGGATATAGCAAGTCATTTCTGAAAAGATAATGCACCTAATTATCCGCTTTCGATTTGCAGTGCGGGTAGTTAAGTGCATTATCTATATTCCTGCTTTAAGTGATCTCAAGCCCGGTGTAGCGTGGCCAGGAATATCCTTCTGTATTTACCAGAACCTTCTCCCCGGTGTCAATGTTGACTACCCTAATGCATCTGACCTCTCCCTCATGATTGATTCCGCCATCTTCTGCAGTAATCCAATCTTGGTCCTTAAAAAAGTCTTCTGCAAAGCTCCTAAAATCTTTGTCCTTCAAAATTACTTCTCTGGTAATGGTGTAGGGCTGCCCCTTTTGTCCATCTTTAATGGCCTTATGGGTAAGTTCCCTTAGTTCCTTTAAGTCACAAACCTTTCTTCCAAATAAAGCTCTCATTATTTCTCGCCTCCCACTCTTTTGAAATGCCCTGTTTCTAAAAATTCCTCCATCTCTGAGGGTGTGTAAATCAAGCACTCATCATCGCTGTCTTTAATGGGTGATAAGATAAAATCTTTTCCCCATCTTCCTGCGATTTCGTATACCTTTCCACTCCTCGATTCAAATCTGTCCTTTTTCTTAATCATCATTTCTCTGACCTCCTTAAGATTTCTTTGCTTTGGGTACTACCATTAATGCCTCTGAATCTACATAATAGCAAGTAGAATCTTTAGAAATGATGATTCTTTTTTAGGGCTATAAATACTTTGGTGGGTGCTTCATAATGGCTTTTTCACTAATGGCTAAAGCATTGTCAATAAATTTCAAATCAAACCCTGCAGCTTCATATCCTTCTTTTACCGTTTCAAGATAGCTCCTACTTGGAATGTTAAGATGGATTCTATCAATGATCTTGTCCGTCATAATGTACACCATGACCTGGGCGGTTGTTCCGTCTTCCAAGGTTACTTTCACATCTTCCTTTTCATAAAATCTTGGGTAGCCTTCATAATAGTCTAGAGCCTTTTCGTCTTCCGGCTGAAGCTCCCAAATAAGTACCGGAACCTTGCCGCCACGTTTCTTTTCAATGGTGCAATAGGCACTGCCCTCTCTACCTTTAAAGAGTAGCCGGTAGCCTTTCAGATAACCTTTTCCATAAACTTTAGCAGTAGGACATCTCATGGCCATTTGCTCTAAATTCAGATTTGACCCATAGGCTGCGTTTAATCTCTTTTCCACTTTCATATACACTCCATCCTTTCTTAAAGGGCCTTTTCTTCCCCTTAGCTTCCCCTGTGTGGGCTTTATACTTAAGCTGGAAACCCTTCTACCACCTAAAGAGCGGTTTCCCGCTCGGTGGCTTTAAGGGCGCCGCCTTTTTGTTTATCTATGCGGCTGTGCGAAATCTCCAGGCTGCGCTTCCATCTAGGTGTTTGCAAAGGTGCTCTCTGCAGTTTTTGAAGTCTTCCCCGATAAAGCCGATTCGGTTTAGCCAGGTTCTCATGGAAAACTTAGGGTTTTCAATCTGTGGCTTCTTGCTGCTGGCACTCTTTTGGGTAAGGGCCTGGTGGTTCATGGCTAAGGCAAGGACCACGTAGCTTCTTATCTTTCCTGCGTGAAGGTTTGGGTTGTTAAATCCCCTAAGTTCAACTGTTCCCACTCCGTTGAAAAGGCTATGAAGGTTTAGAAAATGGTATCTGCTTTGGTGGTAGTGTCTTTCTCTTCTGTCGCTGTAGCCTTGGTACCAAATGTCCTCAATCTGCTTCATGGTGGTTGGCTTTTTCTTATTCATTCTCTCCACTAGGCTTTGGTCCATCTTTTTGCAATACTGCATTCTGCGTCTTTCTATCTGAAGGGCTTCGTATAAAAGGTCGTTTCTTGAGTAAATGATGTTCATAAAGTTTCTGATGGATCTTGGGGTGTGGTCTCTGCCGTCAAGGTGGATGTGGATTCCGGTGCAGTTTTGCTGCCCTGAAAAGGCCCCTGCTTTTCTAAGCTTTCTTATCATCTCTTGAAGGCTTTCTATGTCTTTTTCGTAGGTTAAGATTGGGCTTACAAGCTCTACGCTGTATTCTTTTGAAGCGGAAACCTTATCGCCCCCTACTTTCTTTTGTGTGTTGATGCTTCCGTCATACATGATTTTCCATTTGCGTCCATCCGGTGCTGTTATTCTAAAAGTTTTGTAGTAGTCATTAAGTTCTTCAATGGTTCCCCCTAAATGCTCTGCTACAACTTTGGCTGCTTTTCTTCTAGTGATTCCTGTCATTTCAATTTCAATTCCTAGGTTGCTCTTTAAAAAACCCTTATTTTCCATGGTATTTTCCCCTTCCTTTTTTTGGTGTGTTTCTTTGGTCATGTACATATATCACTCACACCAACTTAAATAGCAAGTTATATTTAAGGAAAATACTGTATTTTATTTATACATCTTCATTCTCAGAAGGTTTCTCAACATCACTAATATGAACCTTTTCACCATCACGAAGGACATATACATCCTTATCTGTCCCCACCTGCTGGGTGTATCTTTTCACAATAACAGTGGCGTATTTAGGATCAAGCTCTAGGGTGTTACAAATTCTATCCACCTGTTCACAAGCAATTAAGGTTGAACCACTGCCCCCAAAGGTATCAAGGACAATGCCATTAACCTGAGATGAATTCTTTATAGGGTAGCAAAGTAATGGAATCGGCTTCATCGTTGGATGTTCACCATTTTTCTTTGGCTTATCGTAATTCCATACGGTTGTTTCTGACCTGCCGGTAAACCATTTATGTTTAGCACCTCTTAGCCAGCCAAAGAGAATCGGCTCATGGATCCAGTTGTATGGACTGCGACCAAGGACCAACGAGTTCTTTTTCCATATACACACACCACTAAGATGAAACCCTGCCTCTATAAAAGCTTTTCTAAAGTTAAGTCCTTCTGTATCTGCATGAAATACATAGATGGAACCTCCGGGTGCTGTATGCTCTGCCATATTTTTAAATGCCGATAGTAAGAAGGCATAAAAAGTATCATTGTCCTGTTTATCGTTTTGAATCTTAAGACCACTGGCACTTTCAAAGTCTACATTGTATGGCGGGTCTGTCACCACGAGGTTTGCTTTTTTCCCATCCATTAATGTAGCAACATCTTCAGCCTTTGTAGCATCTCCACACATAAGGCGATGTCTTCCAAGAAGCCAAACATCTCCCGGTTTTACAAAGGCAGCTTCCTCTAGTGCCTTATTAACATCATAATCATCATCTTTTGCATCCTTATCATGAACCTGGCTAAAGAGGTCTTCAATTTCTGCAGCATCGAATCCAGTTAAAGTGACATCAAAGTCCTGTGCTTCTAAATCTTTTATAAGATCTGCTAAAGCCTCAAACTCCCAGTCGCCTGTTACTTTATTTAGGGCCACATTAAGTGCTTTTTCTCTTTCAGAGGATAGCTTCACCACCACACATTCCACTTCATCCTGCCCTTCCTCTAAAAGAATCTTATAGCGTTGGTGACCACCTACAATATTTCCAGTTTCCTCATTCCAGATAATCGGTTCCACATAACCAAACTCCGTCATGGACCGCTTTAATTTTTCATAGGCTGGATCCCCTGGCTTTAAATCTTTTCTTGGATTGTATTTAGCGGGATTGATTTTAGATACCGCCACTTTTCTTATATTCATGTCTTGATTCACTTTTATCCCTCCGTTTCTTTGCATTAAAAAAGCCCGTGACCACTGTCATCAGGCTAAAAATTGCTGAAAATGCTATCAAAATAGGCATTTTTAGTATCATATTTACTTAAATTTCTAAACTTCCTTATCTATTTCATATTCCTTTTAAAGCTTGTAACCATGCCTATTTCATGGGAACTGCCCCAAGTCATTACTCAGGCTGAAATCCCTGATATACCCCCCTTGTGATTTTTGCGATTTCTCACAGATGCCCCCCGCACGTTGTTGGAAACACAAGGCTGTAGAGATTCAGACCCCCTACCCCCATCTGTTTCCTGGACTGTTGCCAAAACCACCATCTTCCTTGGCAGTCTTCTTTGAATGACAACTCTTACAAAGAGGCTGCCAGTTTCTTTTGTCCCAGAAGAGTTTCTGATCTCCTCCATGGGGTTTAATGTGGTCCACTTCTGTTGCAGGAGTAATTCTACCAGCTCTTTCGCAGTGGATACACAGTGGATGTCTTCTTAAGAAATCTTTACTGGCTTTTCTCCACTGATAGGTATAAAGCTTTGAGCTTCTCTCGTTTTGTTTTCTAGTCATTTCTTTTTTATGTCCTTCACAATATCTATCATGGGTTAAGGTTTGACACCCAGGATAGTTACAGATGCTCTTTGGTTTCCAGGGCATCAAGTTCACCTCCAATTATCAATCTTAAAAAAGGTATAGAAAAAGCTCCAGTTCATTAACCAGAGCCTTAATCCAAGAATGCTGCGTTTCCTAAGATTCGAATCGATATAACGTAGGCGTATGCTACAGCATATGGTGTTCTAGGATTTTCTATACCTTTACACCATATACTATAACACGTGTAGCTACTGACATTCACTGACATTTACTGACACAATTTCATCCTTTCAAATTCTTTTAAGGCTTTTCCATGAATCCTATAAACAGTTCTTGGATCATAACCCATGGTGGCCGCTATCTCATCCCACCCTTTTCCACTAAGATATCTAAGTTCTAATAGGAGCTGTTGGTTGATATCGTCCATCTTATTAATGGTATCTTGAATGTCCCTTTTGAGATCAATCAATCTGTCTATATCAGCATTGATTTCATTTTCTAGGTCAATGACTTTCACAATGGTGCTTTCCATCTTACTCTTTTCAATATTTCCACCGCAGATTTTTTCCTTAGTAAAACTTGATGTTACCTTCATAGCTAGGCTCTTAAGTGTAGTCAATTGTTCTAGCTTACTATCAATCATCTGGTCTAACCAGATAGCTTGTGATAAATATTCTTTTGCCCCCATCTTTATCCCTCCACTTCATCTAAAAGACTCATCTTCCCTTTGTAATAAAGCTCCATAATATTTATTCTGCTAGGTGCATCTAAGGATTTGATTCTTTTAAATACACGCTCTTGGTCTTCTAACATCTGTGCTTTTGTTTTAAAGAAGCCACAGCTGGTCCCTTCACACTTTTGAACTTTTAAAGCCTTACACCTACCGTTTTTATAAGCAAAGCATTCTTTTTCCATCATCACTTTTCTCCCTCTCTTTCCACACACTCATTTGAAAAATATCTAATAGGAATATTCCATCTTTTAGCTTTCTTTATCTCAGCTGCCATGCCGGATGAAATTCTATCTCCGAAGACCCATATCTCATGGCACTTACCAAGTAGCACCAATCCCATATCAATTCCCAGCTGTCTTTCTTTTGGATCTTCTTCCTCTAGAAACTGTGGGTACATGAGATGTGGAATAATCGGCACTGCATTTTGAGTAGCTGCAAATCTACCATACCTTCTAGCCTTTAGGGTGTTCCCTTCCATATCCCCTGCAAAGGGACTGCAGATAAATACAATCTTTTTCTTTCGCTTAACCTTTTCTTCTTTTTCTATATTTGTAAGGGCTTCATAAACCGTTGGGTCATGATAACCTTCTGAATTAAATTTATTAACACTCATTTCTTCATCCTCCGTTTCTCAAATTAGTAATCCTAGCCTTAACCGCTTCAATTAGTGCCTTTTGCCCTGTGTCTTTATTATCAAGAGCCATCATCACTTTGTGATCAATCGTGTCCCTTGCTAGCAAGTGATTTATAACCACCGTCTGCTTTTGACCTTGCCGCCATAGTCTGGCATTGGCCTGCTGGTAAAGTTCCAGGCTCCAGGTCACACTGTACCAAATAATTGTGGATCCACCTTCTTGAAGATTGAGTCCGTGACCTGCTGATGCAGGATGGCACAGAGCGATTTTCATCTCTCCCCTATTCCACCTTGCTATATCATCAGAGGTGTTAATCTCTCCCGCATCAAATCTACTTTTTATTCTTTCTCTCTCATGTTTAAATCCATAGTAGATTAAAACCGGTTTACCATTGGCAGCTTCGATTAAATCCTCCAAAGCATCCAGCTTCCTGTCATGGATCCGGTGTACATCTCCGTACTCGTCATAGACCGTTCCTCCTGACATTTGAAGAAGCTTGTTTGACAGCACCGCTGCATTAACAGCATCCACTTCACTATCCTCTAGGGGAAGAAGCAAGTCCCTCTCTAGCTTTTTATAAAGCTTCATTTCATTTTCAGATAGCTCCACTTCCACTTTGTTAAAAATAATTTCCGGCATCTTCAAATACTCTAAAGCCTTCATGCTAATGCAAATGTCTGATATTTTGTCATAGATTTTATCTTCTGCATCATCGTTTAGCACATAATCTGCTGGAATCCCACCATTCACATATTTCTGTGGGTGGAAGTATCGGCTACGGTATCCACTAAAGGTTCTTCCTAGTCTCTCCCCTCCATCTAAGAGGTAGATTTGACTCCAAATATCTAAGAGTCCATTGGGTGCAGGTGTTCCAGTAAGACCTACAATCCTTTTAATTTTATGTCTGACTTTTTTAAGTGCTCTGAACCTTTTAGCCGATGGAGATTTGAAACTTGAAAGTTCATCGATAATGACCATATCAAAGGGCCACTCGTTTTTATAAAACTCCACCAGCCAAGGAACATTCTCTCTGTTGATGGTATAGATATCAGCCTTTTTATATAGGGCCATGGTTCTTTCCTTTGCACTTCCAAGAACTCTTGAAACCCTAAGTTCCTTTGTATGCTTCCACTTTAAAACTTCATCCAGCCATGTGGTGTTGGCAACCCTTAGTGGAGCAATCACCAAGACCTTTGACACTTCAAACCGGTCATGTAAAAGATCCACTAGAGCGGTTAGGGTTATTACACTTTTTCCAAGTCCCATGTCTAGGAAAAGTCCTGCAGAGTTGTTCTCCAAAATAAACTCTGTGCAGTGGGTTTGATATTCATGAGGGCAGTACGGTAGTCTTGATTTAGGTAGTACTACTTCCGGCAATCCCATCTACCACACCTCCTATATCCGCTGGGTTATCTAGGCAATAAACCAAAAACCCTAGCCCTTCCAGCTCCCCTTTTCTCTTTATCTGATTTGGCCGCATCTTCTTTCCAGGTGCTTTCACCTCAACAAATCCCATCTTTCCTCCTGGCATTAGCACCAATCTATCGGGCACCCCATTTAATCCTGGGGATATAAACTTATAGGCTCTACCGCCTCTTCTTTTCACTTCTTTTACAAGCATTAGCTCTAATTCTTTTTCTGTCACCTCTATCACCTCAATTTCTTCCATAAGTTATAACCTTAAACAAACACTTCTTTAATCTAAAATCTCTCACTTACATCTCATATTTAAATCCGGTGGTCTAAAACGGTGGTATATAGCCCTTAAAACTCTTACGCGCGTAGGTGGACGATTTACTTATTATTCTTATATAATTAAAACTTCAATATAGTTATCTACCACTCATACCACTACCGTATTGAAAACATTGATTTATAAGGGTTTGCATTGGTGGTATATGTTAGTGGTACTAAGCATTTTAGACTACCCTATCCCACTTTTTATTTTTCTAAGAGACCACCAAGTGATACAATAGACCACCAAAATAATCTTTATCTCCTACCAAAATAATGTCTATCGACCACCATTAATAATGTCTACCGATCAACTTTTTTATCGAAGAGCATTTCATACGGATCTCTATTTTGGTTTCATACTAATCTCTATTTCTTTTACTGACTTTTTATCTCTTCTTCATCTCTTACAAAGGCTCTTTGTGAATCATAAATTGGGAACTTAATATTTCCACGCTTGTTCCCGTCATATCGCTTCCATCCACCAATTCTCATAAGAATAGCTTCAATTTCATAAGAGTCAGTTCTTCGAATGGCGTTTCTCTCTTTTCCAAAACACTCACACCAGATTTCTAAACAGCATACTCTATCTCTTCGATTCGCTCCTTCTGGGATCTCCTCTCCAAACTCACTCTGCCCTGCAAGGTAGCTGCGTCTTTCATAAATGTCCATCTTGGCCCAGTTATCAGGTAGTGGCTTTTCAAGATACTGCTCCACCAAACCTTCACGGTCATCGGCTTCCATAGCATCACGCTGTTCTTCATAGGCCATCTTTTCTTCTTCTCCTATTAAGATAAGAGGTTCTCCTGCCCTATACATTTCAAGGGCTTCTGCCCAAATCTGATCTATATCTGTCATCTCCCAGACCTTCTTTTTACTTTGCTTCACCCTTACTGGCCAGAACCTTCTATTACCGGTGACATCTCTTAAGAAACCACTGGTGCTATTCGTGCTTCCCACGATAATACACTGCCTCGGATGGCTTTCCACATTGACCCCATAGCTGTGCCTAAACTTGTCATCTGTTCTAGTAATAAATGATTTCACCGTTTCTACATCTATCTTTCTAAGCCCTGCCAGCTCTCCCAGCTCTAGGATCCAGTAACCTTGAAGCTTTTCTGCTCCTGACTTGTCCCGCATATCAGATACTGTTAAACTATCTGAAAACCACTTACCTCCAAGCTTTGCAAAGAAGGTGGATTTTCCAATTCCCTGTGGTCCATTTAGGACCAAAATATAGTCAAACTTTGTCCCAGGCTCATAAATTCTAGCCACTGCTGCTACTAAGGTTTTTCTCATAATCGCTCTTGTATACGGGTTATCCTCTGCACCTAGATAGTCGATAAGAAGCCTATCCACCCTCTCGGTTCCGTCCCAAACCGGCAGTGCATCGAGATAATCTCTAATAGGATGAAAAAGTCTCTCTGATGCTGCTGTGGTAAGAGCATCTTTTACCTTTGCAGGCGACCAAATGCCATAATGCCTATCTAGATACATCTTGAGATTTGCAAAATCTGCATCATTCCACCCATCCTTTACCTGCTCCCAAGGCAGCTCTCCATTAACATCTAGTAGATGGTTCATCTGGTTATAGGCGATGGCCTGAAGCCTTGAGTCGTGTCTCATGATGGTTAGAATATTGGTCGGTGTATCTTTTACCGTTCCATTTTTATTAAGTTCAAGCTCTAGCTGCCAAGTTAGGTCATCTTCTTCAGTGGAGTCTTCGCTTTGTGAGGTTTCTTCGTTACTTGAATTTTCTTTGCTACTTGATGTATTTTTATTATTTGATTTATCTTTAGTGCTTGGTGTAACTTTAGTGCTGGATTTATCTCCATCACACTCGTCCTCTTCTACCTTTTCAAACTCTCTATTTATTTCTTCTGCCCGTTCTTTGGCCAGTTGCCTTTTTACTTTTTCATCCTCTAGACAAAACTCAAGCATGGCTTTGACAGATGGTAGTGTTGATTTAGACGATGGCAGCTGTTTCTTTTCATCGACCTCTTCATCCAAGTCCCCATAAAGGTGGATCCTTACTAAATCAAAGGCATTACATAACTGACCACAAGCAGGATCCGTTGCGTGATGGGAGTAGGCATATTTCCCGTTATAGATAACAACTCCCGCTGTGGAATCGGCTGGGGTATAGTCATAACGCTCAGGCATCACACTAGGCTCATAGATATCTGAGAGGAAGGTTTCAATGGCTTCTTCTATGGTATATCTCCTGCAAAAGGCTCCAATAAGACCTTCTTTTCTAATAGGATCTGCCTGCTTTTTCATCAGCTTCTTTAAAAGTGTGGTTTGTCTTGACGACACCGGCCATGATGATGAATCCTGCCAGTTTTCATAAGACTTTAAGATACCATCAGGGTTTAAAAAGTCTCCTTTGATTTCCCTATAGAAATACTCTCCATCAGATGAAGTGCTGGGCCAGTACATCAGTCTATTAGGTTCATAGGTGGTATCATCAAATAGCTCAATGCCGATTTCTTTGGCAATCATTCTGCTAACTGCTTGGTATTCATCCGCTGTAACAACTCTAGACAGTGGAATGATCAGTCTTAGCCTTGGCTTTTCCGGTTTATGTTTATGGGTGGAGTAAATGATTGCTGCATACCCATAAAGCAGTTCCATGTTTTCAGCTATAGATTCAGCATCATCTGCATAATCCATATCAAGACTTAGCATAGAGCGGCTTAAAACGCTGTGCTTTGTTCTTCTTCCATCTTTAAGCTGTCCAGCTACAAAACCGCCCACATCTTTTACATTGTCTTGCTGGTACTTTTTCATCTTCAGGTACTCTTCCTGAGTTTCACTGGTGACGGTGGTTCGGGAGAGTCTCTCTGTAAACTCCTCCCAGGACACCGTCTGTTCTTTCCAAAATTTATCTTTACGGCTGTTGCCTGTTGAGATTATAAATTTCATGGCGTCCTCCTTGTTTTCTTGCTTTTTTTAACTAAAATGATTTCAAAATCATCACAGCTATAAATCACTTCTTCAGTTTTAAGATTTTTCACTTTATCTAGTAGAGGAGTTAAGTCGTTTTTCAGCTCGGGTATTTCGTCTGTAAGTCCAAGCAAATAGTCAGTTGGCGCACTAAAAATCTTAGATAAGCCTTCTAATGTCTTGAGCGAGGGCTTCCTTTTACCCATCTCCCACATAGCCACAGTACCGCTAGAAATTTTGAGGATTTGAGCAAATTCCTTTTGGGTTAAACCCACCTCTTTTCGAATTATTTTCACTCTTTCAGAAAACATTTTGACCCCCTACTCTATACAATCAGGACAAACATCTGCCCATTCACCAATTATTTTCTTACTCTTCCAGCCAAGGTCTCCTCTAGCATCTACAGCATCTTGAAAAGTTTCAAATTCCTCATCTGTAACTACTCCGCATATATCACAAACTAATGTGTATTTTCCGTAATCCTTAGATATCATCTATATCTCCTCCATTTCTTACAAGGGACTCTAGCTTTTCAATAATATCAATGGCATCTTGCATGGTTTTTCTTTGTAGATGGTCAGCCTTTATGTTTTCTAAAGACTCAATGATATAACCTAATTCCGTTTTTACTTTTTCGATTTTTACTTTTTCTAATTTATCCATCTATATCTCCTCCATTTCTTTATCTTTTGACCGGCTGTCTTTCTATTAATCCTTCTGATAAAAATCGCACTCAAACCCATCTGCATCTAAAGGTAGTCCATTTGCCCACTTAGGATTTATGCTCATAATTTTGCAAATTTCCTCTACGCTGGACTTGCCGTTTTCCACCTCACAAATGACCTCATCATGAACATGGGCTACGATACTAAACCCTGCTTTATCAAGCCTTAGCATGGCTTCTGCTAGTAAATCCCTTGATGCAGCTTGAACAATATTCTCAACAATCTTAGGTCCATAAGTCTCTATCCTCTCCCACTTTTTCGTGGTCCCTATCCCTTCGTAGGTAAGACCTTCTCTTCCAAATTTATTTAGAATTAGCTTTGGTTTTACATAAACCAGGTCTCTTCCAGATGGAAGGGTAATAAAAAGCATGCCACTTTTATAGGTGAAGAGGATTCCATGGGTTCTTGTCCTAGTTCTTTCCTTAACAGCTTTAATGGCCATCTTGTCTACTTTCCACCAGAAGTTAACGATGTGGGGGTTAGCCCTTCGCCAGTTATCAATAAGTCCCTGAAGTTCATGTTCCTCTACTCCCATTTCTAATGCGCCCATGGATTTAAGTGCTCCAACTCCTCCGCCATAACCACAGGCCAGTTCCGAGATCTTCCCTTTTTGCCTTAGGGGACTACCCTTTGTGATTTCATCTATGGGAACATGAAACATCTGAGATGCTGAAGCTTCATAGATTTTCCCATGGGATTTAAAAACTTCAATCCTCCACTTTTCACCGGCAAGCCAGGATAGAGCTCTGGCTTCTATAGCTGAAAAGTCAGCTACGATAAACCTGTGGTTTTCTTTAGGGATAAAGGCGGTTCTTATCAATTCTGATAGGACACCTGGGGTATTTCCAAATAACATCTCAAGGTCATCAAAGCGACCTTCTTTTACTAAATCCCTAGCGAGCTTTAAATCTTTTAGATGGTTTTGGGGTAGGTTTTGAACCTGGACTAGCCTTCCTGCAAATCGCCCAGTGCGGTTGGCCCCATAGAACTGAAATAATCCATGGACTCTACCATCTGAACACACTGCCCTTTCAATGGCTTCATATTTTTTAACACTGGTCTTTGCCATAAGAAGTCTAAGCTTTAAGGCTTCCTCTACCTCTCCTTCTGTTTCACTTACCAGCTCTTTTACATTTTTCTTTGAAAGACTCTCAACTTCTACGCCCCTCTCCGATAACCAATCCTTAAGCTGGGATACGGAGTTCGGATTTTCAAGTCCTGTCAGTTCATAGGCTTTTTCTGTGGCTGCTACAGTAAACTGTCTGTCACAGGATATGGCCTGCATGACGAAATCCATATCTGCTTTAAATCCTCTATCGTTAATGCGCTGATCTAGTTCATATAGAGCTTGTTCTGAATCTTGTATTGGAAAGTCTTTTATTTTTTCTCTGATGGCTAGTTCCACCTCAACGTCTCTAATGTTGTACTCTTTAAATAGATCCCACTTATCTGGTGCGTGAATGGGTAGGTTTCTACTTCTTCCACCATTGGCTGCTGTTGGTTTACAGGGAATGCAAAAGTATCTTATAAGGGGTTTGCCTTCAGCCATTTTCTGTACATCAAGTCTTAATACTCTAGCTACTCCCTCTAGGTGGAGAGGAAGTCCAAGCATTGCTGCCTGAACCTCACTGCATCTCCAAGAGGATGGATCAAGATACACATTCTTACTGAGTTTTCTACTGAGATATCTCATAAGAGCGACCCTTTCAAAATTGGCATTAAAAGCTGTTTTGATGATGTCGTTACTTAAAATAGCTTCTATAATTTCATCTGGCATTTCTTCTCCACTGGCTAAGTCAATAAGATTCACCGGACCTTCATCCATGCTGTAGGCAAAGAGAAGAATGTCGAAATTTGGACTATCGGTGTAGCGGTAAACACCACACTTTCCTAGGTCTATATCTGAAAATGACTCGATGTCGATGGATAAAGTTTTCATGGGTTTACCACCTCCTCTCTTTTTACAGTGTTAGGCCAAGAAATCATCGTCTGCTTCGATTTCAAAGTCATCTTCTGCTCTGCTCTTTCCACCCAGTGGCTCACCGTCTTTAAGCTTTTGCACGTTGCCAAGTCCCGCTGCAATTCCTCTATTGCCATTAACATTAAAAGCATATAGATTAAGGCTGACCTTCCCGTAACACCCTGAGTAGACTTCGCTTCTATCAAGGATGGGCTGTACCTTTCCATCCACCACTTGTGGTGCATCTTTTGAATTGGCGTTAATAAAGTAGCACCCTTCATAGTTGGGATCATCTGGTCTATCGATATCTCCATCTCGAAGAGGAGTTTTAAGATTAGCTGGAATCTTCCCTCCAAACTTTACCGCTCCTTCTTGCTTTGCAGCTTCTACAGCCTTCATGATGGAGTTTACGGTTTTCTTATCCGTCTTATGGATAATGATGGAAACGCTATACTTTGGATCACTTCCATTGATACTTTTTGGCTCCCAAACATTCACATAGCTTAATCTTCCTGGTACGACTACCTTCGTTTCTTTACTCATATTAAAATCCTCCTAAATTTTGTATTTGTTTTTGCTCTACTGAGCTTGTTTACATTTAAAACTGACATTTGCATTTACTCTTCCACCTGAAACTCTGCATGAATTGGATCTATGGCCTCCCGCTTATCGGTCTCAGAGACAAGGGTTAGTTTCCCTTTAGGCTTTTCCACTAAGCTTCCAAGTAGTTCATTAAACTTCTTTTTCCCCATAAGCTTTTCCATCTCTGTTATGGTAATCAAACTCTGTTTAAAGATGTCTGTGTATCCAGCCTCTTTAGCAGCTTCAGCTACTGCAGTTTCATCGGTGTACTTCCTTCTGGTTCTACCTTCTACCAGCTTAAATCCATCCCACTGCTTACCTTCGTTAATGGCTAGGGCTGTAGCGTAGGTGTAGATATCACTGGCCCATTTCGATAATTCCTCTGCAAGACCTATGATTTCTGCAATCTCTTCATCTGTTAAAAGTGTTGGGTCTTGGAATTCATATTTTAGAAGTTCTAAATTTTTAACTGCCCTAGCCCTACACTGATTCTTCGCCCGACAGAATCTACAGTGATCACCAGCACAAAATTCCCCGCCGCCGGTACTGGCTAATAATGCTTTAGGTTTTAATTCTTCTTCAGCCCACTTAAGAAGCTCCTCTACCGGTATCTCCCAAGTGGAAAAGTTATCTACCCTAGGTTGTACAATAGCCATGGAAACCCTTTCAATGTCGTAGAGCATGTCGAATAAGGATAAAGCTCCCAGTGCATAAAGCATCATCTGCGGATTCTTTTCAGCTGATACGATAACACCTCTCCCGTATTTCAAATCCACTACATGAAGAGTTCCATTACCTACTACAACTAGGTCACCGGTACCGAAGCCTTCTGGTACATAGTCGCTGAAGTCCAGTTTCTGCTCGATTAAGATTTGAAGGTCCTTACAATTCTCTTTAGATTTTTCTATCAGTTCTAGACAGTACTCCACATAAAGATCAGTCATCTCATCCATCTCATCTGAGTGATATGGGCTAGTAGGCTTTTTAGACCGCATCTTCAGAGCTTTTTTAAGTTTATGTTCAGCTAGGTCATGGGCTGCTGTACCCTCTTCTGCATAGGTGCTGGTCTCATTTGGAAACTGCTGTTCTAACTGAGCTGAAGGTGGGCAGTTCATCCATCTATGTGCTCCTGATGCAGAGTAGACGGAATGGGTGTTAGAGGATCCACTCATTTGATTTCACCTACTTCCTTAAGGGCAGCTCTATAATGCTTAGGGTCGAGAGATGACAGATTATTTGCTCCGTATTTTGTGATAATGGCTTTCACCGCCTCTCTATGACCATCTCTACTTTTATCTGCCATAGCCGCTCTAACTTCTTCTAGGGTCGGTTCCTTTTCTTCTACTGCCTTTTCTTCTGCTACTTCTTCTATAGGTGCTTCTGCTTCAGGTTCTTTTGCTTTTGGCTTTGATTTTTTCTTTGTTTCCTTTACTGGATCCTCATCCTCTAGGTTAGGACCATTTGATTCCATGGCATGAACCAAGGTCTCAATACTGTCAGCAAGTGCCTTAAGGTCACTTACCACTTCCAGTGCAAGCTTGATTTTACTCATCCTTCAGATCTCCTTTCTTTTCTATAAAATCCTTTGTGACTTCTTTTAATATGGGAACGAGGTCCTTCATCTCCCAGGGTGTGTTTCTTTCTATGCCATCTTGAAGCATCTTCTCTCTGCCAAAATGTCCATAGACGGCAAACTGCCTGTAAATAGGTCTTTTAAGGCCAAAGGATTTTATAATGGTGCCAGGTCTCATATCGATTAAGGCTTTTATGATTTCTGCCAAAACTTCATCGGGCATTTTACCTGTTCCAAAGGTGTCCACTTTAAAGGACACTGGCTTGGCCACTCCAATTGCGTAAGACACCTGCACTTCACATTCCTTAGCCAAACCTGCTGCCACGATGTTCTTTGCAATGTATCTGGCTAAATATGCTCCTGAGCGGTCTACCTTTGTTGGGTCTTTCCCTGAAAAAGATCCCCCTCCATGACGTCCTTTACTGCCATAGGTATCAACAATGATTTTTCTACCAGTAAGACCTGAGTCTGCTGCAGGACCACCTAAGACAAACCTTCCTGTTGGGTTGATTAGAATATCCGTATCCTTATTTAAAAGCTCATGAGGGATGACTTTTAAAATAACCTCTTCCATCACATCTTCTCTAAGCTTTTCAATGTCAATGTCCTCAGTATGTTGAGTGGAAACAACGATGGCTTTAATGAATAAAGGATTATTCTTTTTCCCGTATCCTATGGATACCTGGGCCTTTCCATCAGGCTTAAGATAAGGAAGTTCTCCTGTTTTTCTAGCTTCAGAAAGTCTCATGCAAAGCCTATGTGATAAGACTGCTGTAAGAGGCATTAACTCCTCTGTTTCATCTGTGGCATAGCCAAACATCATTCCCTGGTCTCCTGCTCCGATTTCTTTTTTATCTACTCCTAAAGCGATATCCGGTGACTGGGTGTTAAGATTTACAAGCATTCTGTAAAAGTCACCATCTGTAGCAAGTTCATCTGCCCTGTATCCGATGTCGTAAATAACATCTTTAATGATTTTTCTATAATCCACCCTGGCATCTGTGCTAACCTCTCCAAAGACATGAATGAATCCATTAGCAGCTGTAACTTCTATAGCGGTTCTAGCGTTTGGGTCTTCTTTAAGCAAAAGATCCATAATCCCGTCCGCGACTTGGTCACACATCTTATCAGGATGGCCCTCTGTAACCGATTCAGAGGTAAAGATATATATTGGTTTTGTTTTCATTGATTTGCTCCTTTCGTTTTTGGTTTTTCTCTTTGCTCGTCTTCGGATTCTTTTTCAAGATCTACCAGCCGATTAGCTAGTCTTTTTGATACAATGCTTATGGCAGTTAGTACACCTACCATTTCTTCTTGAAGTTCTTTCGTTGCATTCATTTTCTCTTCTCCTTTCTTTTGGGTCATATCTAGCTCACCTCCTCCACTGCATAACCCCCTTCACTTACTAGCCGATTATCAGGGGGGTCTGGTAACTAGAAATTTAGTATTTTTTTAAATTCCTTTTATAAGAAGCCTAAAAGTCTCTCTACCTTTAGGTGTAATAAGGGTTTGAGTGCCAACCCATCCGGTTTTATCGTTTTTAGCTTCTTTAATTTCAAATAGGCCTGTGTTTTTATCTGCATAAGGTTTCAGCTTCCCTTTTTGGTCTCTGTAGATATACTTCTTTTCCTGTAGGAATTGAATGAAGCTCTTTTCCTGAACCTTAAGTTCCTTGGCAGTATCTCTAAAGTTTGTCAGTAGGTTTCGGTCCACCAGTTCATCAAAATACTCTGCCTTTGGCTGCATTGCAATATTGGCAACTAAGAGTCTGCTGTTCTCCACTTCCAGATGATTAATTTTGTGTTCAGCCATCTTTAGTGCCCTAGACATAATCATCTCAGGCGTGTTCCAGGCTTTTTCTATGGCTAAAAAATATTGCCTGGCTTGTTTGCCTTTTTCCGACCTTTGAATCATGCAGATTTCTTTTGCCATAGGAATCGTAAGTTGATGGTCCATAATATCCGTATAAGGATTCTTAGGATTATTGGTTGCTCTTTTTTGAGCCACCAATGTGAAGTCCTGATTTTCAGTGAATCCATACTCTGTCATCCTCGGAAACCAGTCCTTATATTTGGTCTTCACCTCCAAAAACTCATGAAGCTCTCGGCCTGATACCGTTGGTTCATCTTGGGTGTAATTTACTCTCATTAACTCGTTCATCTTTTCATCACCTCGATTTATATTTAAGGAGTGACCCCCTCACTTCTTAGCCAATGGGGAGGCCACTTTGGTAACCAACTTTTTAGAAAAACTTTCTGAGCTTGTCCAAAATTTTGTCTCTACGCTTCATCACAGTTACATGGGAAGTGCTATTTTTCTTAGCTACCTCCCGAACTGTCATATCTTCATAGAAAAGGTCATGAATCAGTTCCTTCTCCTGTCGATCTAGCTCTTTCATGGCTTCTTGTAAAATAAGGAGCATGGCCTTATCAACAACTAAATCTTCTACTGATAGCTCGTCCTTATAATCAGCACCAAGATCCATTAGGCGCTGAAGGGAATCCTCTTTATTAGGTACAAAAGTGACTTTTTCATTTTCCATGTCCACTTCAATGCGCCCAACTTTTACATCTTCTTCTAGGTATCTCTGGCGACGTTTCATTTTGTAGTACTCCTTATAAAGCTCATCACTCACAGGCACTGCAATTTTTCCAATCTTAATCTCTTTACTCATTACTTGTTCCTCCTTGGAATTTGGTTTGAAAGTTTATTACTGGCTGAAATGGCTTATCTGCACATGCAGCTTAAAAAAACGCTAAATAAACAAAAAAAATAGCCGGACAACCGCTAAAATTAATTAGCGATTATCCGGCTATTTGGTAGTTCAGGTTCGACTCCGTTGCTCGGTATGAATTGCACTTGTTACATTGCTCTTACCTTTATTCGATTGTCTTGGAAAGTCACATCTATGATTCTTCTACACTTAGGGCATTTAATCATTAGTTCTCCATCTTTTGCGACTACTAAGTCCAGCAAACGTTTATTATTGCAATTTGGACACTTAATTTTCTTAGCTATAATCATCACCTCCCTTTTCTTCGTCTTGTTAGCGTTCTTGCGAACACTAAGGGTAAAAAAATATAGTTTGTCCGCCTCCGTCTTGTTAGCGTTCTTGCGAACATAACCTTTTAAAAAATAACAGCACAAAGATAGATCATGCCGTTATGTTTTTAATAGCTCTATGCCTAATGTCTTAATACGTATTTCTGCCGCTTGTTTGGAAACATGGAAAGTGTCTGCAAGCCCGTCAATAATGAATTCATTAATAATACTTGGGCTAAACCCTAACCACATTGTATCATTAATTTTAGAGCCTACATTAAAGCTCGACTTAAATTCCATAGCCTTTCTTTTAAACATTTCTGCAGGCATAAGGATTGCAGCAGCTAAATTATCTGCTTGCCACTCCATCCACTCCTCCGGAGATTTTGGGTTATAAGTCTTTTCTTTAGGGCATCTACAAGCCTTTGCTAACGATTCATCGATTAACCCCATCATCGTGAATCGAAGTTTGTGGATATGCCAATGCACGATTTCATGAGTAATTGTAAACCGTTCACGGCCTCTATTGCTCACATCGCTTATGTCACTCTCTACCAGTAATGTTCCTCTTTTATATGGCCTTAAAACATATTGACCGCTTTCTTGATCATATAACTTAACTGCACCATCAGAGAAAATCATCATCCCCAACGTCTCACAGGCTTCATCAATATTGACATAATCAATCTCTAGGTCCATCTTTAGCTCTGCAATATCTTCAACCGGCACAGGCATTGGATCTTTTAATGCTTCTGGACAATACTTTCTTAGAAATTTTGTAGCCTCTTCATCCATTTCTCTCTTGCTAATAACAGGCACAAAATCGCTATTTAACCTCATAGGCAATCCCCCCTTTACTTGTTATAAGCTTCAATACTATTAATTGAAAAATCCTCCAACGATTGACCCTCAAACACTGCACTGCAGTTTAACTGAAACCACTGAGGAACAGACTCCTGAATTGATTCTCTGGCAAAGTAATCACCAATTTCAATATCACAATTTACAAGAATATCAAATTCAAAGTCATCATCTTCTTGGTTAAAGTTAAACACCCGCAGTATTTGAATATCATCTAGTGACGCTTCCAATACCTCATGAACCACATTAGCTCTCATAGTAAGATCATATTCATCATATTTATTGGTAATTTCTCCATTCAAAGCGTCAAATATCTCCTGATAAAAATCCCTTTGTAGTATCTCTTTAAAGAGCTCTGTCATATGATTTTCCCCCCTTACTCTTCATCATCCAGTGCTTTAATAAAGTCTTCCCATGCCTTTTTAGTTGCATCGGTACCGCTTGTTTCAGACTTTTTACGTGCTTTTCTTAGGGCAGTTCTTGCTAGGTCACTTTCCTTGATGTAGTCAGGTAAATCCATCGGTATTTCATCTCTGTCTTCAGAAGCTAAATCTACCATCATATCAATCTCACCATTAGATAAGCCTAGTACTTTTGCTAACTCATGAAGTATATTGAGGTTAGGTGGATTTCTCCTCCCCTTTTCAATATCGCTCCAATAAGCGGGAGATAGATCTAGCAATTCTGCCATACCCCTTAGACTTATTTCTTTCTCTTTTCTTTTTTTTGCGATAAAATCTCCAAATTGATTAGGACTCAC